TGTTCGCTTCAACTGCTTTCGGCGCTGATGACTGGGCTATGCGTTATCCGACAGGAACAGCATTACAAGTCATTACGCCTACAACGGGTGCGTCAACCTATCTCAAACTCGACCAGACCACCCACCAGCACGTCATCAACGACTATCCGCGCTTCGATGCGGGCCTCGGGCTTGTCGGCAATTACGGACTCTACTGGCGCGATATAGCTGACGCCAACACGGTCGCTTACCTGTCCTATGACGGCAACCTGACCCTGCGAGCCGTTACGGGCGATTTGACGCTTACCGCAGGTGGCAGCGACATAGGGCTTACAGGCAATACCGATATTACAGGCACTCTTTCCACAACGGCTACCGCTACCTTCCCCACCGTCAACGTCACCAATTCGGCAGGCACGACATTAACCGATACAGCCGTAGTCAATATCAGGCAGAATGATGCCTTTGATGCGGTGTGGACGGTCAATACGACTACGTGGACAGATAACACAACATCAGCTAAAACGACAGGTGGTTCGTTTTCGGTATTATCAACCTCACGGGTGACTTATTTTGGATATTTGTCAACCTTTGGCGGGATATACGTAGATATTAACACCTCAGGTGTTGGTTGCACGACAAAAGTCGAATACTGGAACGGGGCCTCGTGGACCAATTATACTGCTTCGGTCACGGATGGGACGACGAACTTTACAGTAGACGGCTCATTGACTTTCGCAATACCTGGAGACTGGGCGGCAGCGACACCAACAGCGGCGTCTTTTCCAGGAAGTCCACCTGATGATGTTTCAAGATATTGGATGAGGATATCATCTACGACTGCTTCTTCTACTACTGCATCAGCTTTAATTGCGGTTCCATCATCAAAGTCTCCATTTCAAGTCTTTGCGCAATCAGGAGATGCGACACCTGCGATATATATTAGCCCGAGAGGACCTTATGTCGGTATAGGCACTAAATCCGAGTTGTCTATCGGAGGAAGTTCTTTATTTGTTGTCGGAGCAGCGTTTTTTACAGCTAATGTTACGTCTGGAGGTCCTATTGGAGTACAACGATATGGAATAACAACTACATCTACCGATGGGTTTTATACTTATAACGATAAATCCGCAACAGGTTCAACAACTGTTGAAAGGTCCCCACGTTTACGTTTTCGTGGTGAGGCTTGGGACGGTGCCGCTTCCAAATCTGAAAACTGGATAAACGAAGTCACCCCCATCGCAGGTGCATCGCCTACTACTTCATACCTCGCTTGGTCGCACGCCTCAAATGACTCATCAACTTATACCGAGGATATGCGTCTGACCTCTGGTGGTAATTTATTCCTTGGCACGACAGATACAGATGGCACCCCACCCATAGGTCGCCTTGTCGTCAAAGCCTCTACCAATGACGGCTCAACCAATATCTTCGTAGGCAGGGATAGCGCCAAGGCGAATGTTTTTACAGTAGATACTAACGGTGGCTTTACCGCTAATGGTAATTCAACAATAGGTAGCGGTGAGGCAGGCGTAGACTATACCCTTACCTTTAATGGAGAAACTAATGACGGAGTAATAACGTGGCAGGAGGACGAAGACACCTTTGCTATGGCGTGTAATATGCAACTTACTGACGCAGGTTCCAAACTTGGTGTCGGTGTCGCTCCGTCCTATCCTATTCACGCCCAAGTAAGGGCACAGACCGCTTATTGTAATTATACCGACTCACAGTTTTCATTGAGCTGGACAGCCCCCACTATTGGTGTCGGGAGTTATTTGAAGAATACCGGCAATGAGTCTCCTGTCCTCGGTTCGCACGGAATGGCAGTATGGGGGCATTATGAGGACGTGGCGGACTCCCAGCTTATGGGAATTGGCACGGAAGGAAAAGTCACCGCATACGGCACGGGTTCTATATATGGAGCGTTAGTCGGGTATGCCCGTTTCTTTAATGCGGGCGGGACTGGTCCGACTGGACGCATAGAAGGTCTGCACATCAAGACCGAGATAGCTAAATCCGAAGGTGGAACTGCTATTGCAACAGGAGTGGGGACGGGTGTCTATGTCGAGCCGATAATAGGCGGTGCCGCCGCGACTAAATATGCTTTCTTGGGGCACGACAAGATACAAGTCTCCGCTTCGGAAGGGTCAACCGATACTGTCTATATGTCAAGGACAAGTTCAAGCGCAGATATTGTCGTAGAGGGAAACGATAACCTGACAATAACCGTCCCAAGCGCACAGCATATTCTTATACACGATAATGCGGGAACGATGGCTCCAAGCTCCTCGGCAGGTGTTGACCTCGGTGCAAGTAGCTATGAGTGGGGCGCGCTACATCAAAAAGGCGCGTTAGTCCTCGCCCCTTCTGCAACACAAACGATAGATGCCGCAGGAGATACCATTCTTGCCAACGCAGGAACAGTAATTCTTGACCCTGGCACTTCTTCTGATTTCACACTTACATCAGCACCTACGATAGCGGACGGTTATCCGGGGCAGAGATTAACAATTATTATAGCGACTACCAGCAATAAAACCGTGACAATACAAGACCAAGATACGCTTGCGAACTCGAATATACAACTTCCCTGGAACAACCTTTCGATAGGCGTTAGAGACGTAGTCACTTTAGTATTTAATGGTGCTGACTGGTGCTTAGCTGAAAGACAGGATAACTAAAGGAGAACCAAAATGAAAACCTTAATTACCATTATCGCACTAATAAGTATTTCGCCTGTATTCGCCGACACCCTTGAAAAGGTAGACGCTAACACTGTCAAGATAACCACGACACAGGAAAAGACCTACACCTACGAGGACTTGGCAAACAGGATAGCCCAATTAAAAGGCGACCGAGATGGCGTGCAGAGGAACCTTGACTTATTAAACGCCAATATCGCAGGGTTAGAAAAGCAACTGGCAGACGTGGAAAAGGCAGGGGTAGGGGCGAAGGTCATTGAGGACGAGGCAACCGTGAAAGGGGAATGACGTGGCACTCTGCGAAGAACATTCAGGTATCGTCCGCAGTTTAGGCAACATTGAGGGTAAACTTGACTCTACACTCGCAGGGATAGACCGCCTTGACAAGAGGATAAACGGCACATTCAAGCAGATAAGCGACCATATCAGCGAAAGCCCCGAATACAGGGGCAAGATAATGGCGATCGAAGCAGAGATAAGGAATATCAAGACAGAGAAACTCAACTCGATAAAAGCGAGCCAATGGAGAATAGGGCTGATTGTAAGCCTCGGAACTACTTTGTTGATGGTCATAATGAAGGTCATATTTAAGGTGTGAAATGAGCCAAGTAATAAAGCGTCGGGCATTTATAGCGCAGTTCCTTGAAATAATCAGAAAAGACTTACAAGATGAATTACCTGAAGAAGATTTTGAAACGGGAATGCTTGAAAAGGCGTGGGAAATTGTAGCTGATAAGGTTAGGCATATCAGAAAGGCGGTGCTGTAATG